AGCTCGAACTCTGCCCCGTCGTGTTACCGACGAAGTACCCGCCGATGGTCTGATTCGTCTGCGCCGGGACCGTGATCGTCGCGGTAACGGTCGATCCCGCCATGCCGAAACTGACGTTGTTCGAGTTCGAGAAAACAACCGTTCCGTTGCTGACGGAGTTTCCAGCAGCCGAGACCGCGACCCCGCCGCCTCCGGCTGCGCCAACGATGCTGATCGTATTGAGCGCATTCGCTGCCGTCGCCTGCGAGAGGGTGATATTCGCGCCGCCAGCCAGCACAAACCGGCCGACATCGACGCGCGTATCTCCGGCTGTGTTTCCGCCAGAGACGCCCATGCTGAATACTCCAGCATGGACGTGATCGTCTGCGGCGAAGCGCGAAGTGTTGGTCCCGCTTCCGGTAGCAGAACCTACGGTCTGGATCGCGTTCGATACAACCGGACGCGTCGTGACGATACTCGCCTCGACTGCGCCAGCATTGTTAGAGAAACTTACTCCGTTGGCGTTGTTGAAGCTGAGGGTCTGGAAAGCAGACGATCCCCCAGCCGCACTAAACGCCTGATTAGACTGAGTGGCACTAACCCGCAGAGAGCCATTAGACCAGCCGGCAGAAATAATGCCAGCGCCATCAACGCTAAGAGTGCGAGCGTCATATGTAGAACTGCTCGACTGACCTGTCGTATTGCCGACCGCATAGATGCCTGCCGTCTGGTTCGTCTGCGCTGCAACCGATCCAGTGATTGCAGACCCCGCAGAGGTCCCAAACGATACACCGTTTGCGTCTGAAAAACTGAGAGTCTGAAAGGCAAATCCGCCATTTGCCGCCGTGACATTCTGGTTCGACTGCGAGGTCAGTGCATTATGTGAACCAGTAATCGTTCCGGCATTCAGCCCGAAGCTCACGCCGTTCGCATCCCCGAACGTGAAGGCGCTTGCGAGATTGCTCGTCGTTCCGGCGCTCAACCGGATATTGGTCAGCGAACTGGCAATCGACGCGGTGAGCGTCTGCCCATCGACACCAAAGCTCACGCCGTTGGCGTTGCTGAAAGAAACCGTCCCGAGGCTGGCGTAGGTCGTCCCGCCCGAAAGATACCCCGTGTTGCCTGCGGCACCGGCGCCGCCAGAGAATACTAGGGTATTCCCGTTAACAGAAAGCGTTGCGTTCGGCCCTCCGCTGAATACGATATTGGTTCCGCTGATCGTTGAAGCGCCGGCCGTATTGCCAGTCAGTGTAATGACCTGAGCGTGCGCGTCGTTCCAGTGACTCGGACGGATCTCGTAACTCGGATCGTCCGGCGTCGTAGCGCTCAATTGATGGGTGATAGCCATTACGCTGTAATCCAGGCGATTTTGTAATCAGCCGGAGTTCCGGCGTAGTAAGTCATTCCCACCATTCCCCACGTCACGGAAGTCCCTAGAGTCCCGCCGATGTTCTTCGACCCGGCAGTTCCAACGTCGTTATCGTCGATGGCATAGTGCCAGTTCGATCCAGATCCCGGCGTTGCCGTATATCCTGCCTGGGGAGAAAACGTCGTGTTGAGACTGACATACAAATTGGCGAACGCGCCTTCGTTGGCGTTGGCCGTAGTATAAGCGTCGTCTACCGTGGTCCCTGTTCCGCCTGCATTGATCGTGACGCCTACCGAATCAATGCCCGTCCATTCTTCGATCGTCCCGGCCATCGAGGCCCCGCCAGTTCCAGACGGATCGAACGTCACCTGTGTGATACCGGAACCGACTGCGAAGCGCCTGTGGATATAGGCATCCTCTCCGGTCAGCGGTTCGGTATTATCCTGGGTTAGTGATCCCGCACTACAAGAGACCGCCACAGGCTGATAGGCGTCCTCCACCTTGACGGCAGTAATCAGCGAAGCCCCGGACCCCGTCGAAGTGATCGTGACGTTGAGCGGGTCTCCGAAACTATCGAACTGAGTTCTCGCCACAATGGTCGGCATCAGATCACCGCGTCAGTAATGAGATCCCGCCCGAACATGCGCTCGTAGGTTTCGCGGACGTTATACGAACTCTTGATGACATACCGAGTCGGAACTCCGCCCACCAGCCCGAGGTTTTCAACGTAGTCAAGGGTCTGGTTGGCGATCCCTGCAGCGTTGATCGCAGCGCGAATGTTCGACCTGACAGTATCCGGCGTTCCCACGAGAGAGACAGAAAGCCCCTTTGCCTTCGCGATCAGTCCGCACCAGCGGACCCACTCAGATGTTGGGAGTGCTGCCGGCATCAGTCATCGGCATCGAGGCCGCTTCATCTTCATAAATCGGGATTGCGACCAACTTCCCGTTCACGCGCTGCGAGTCGATGCGCACGATCTTCGGCTTCGGCGGGACAATGACAGTCGGTACCGGGGCGTTCTTCTGGATCTCTGCGATCACCTGGATCGCCTGCTGCGCGAACTCGTTGGCCTGCGTCTGGATGTCCGCCACGGCCTTCTGCAGATCCGCAGAGAGCGATTCGCGCTCGTTCTCGCTTTCGGTATCTTTCTGTTCTACGCTCATCTTGGCCTGAGTTTCGGCGACGAGTTTCTGGAAGTTCGCCATCTTGGTCTCGATCTGCGCTTCCTGAACCCTCAGGTTGGCGATCTCGATCTTGACATCGGCCTTCGCCTTATCCGCCGCCTGCTTATCGGCCATGACCGTCTTGGACGCTTCCTGAAGGGCCTGCGCCTGCGCCTGAACCTGCTGCATCGCTTGTTCGGCCTGCGCCATCGCCTGCACCACTTCGGGAGGCATCGGCTTGCCGTCCTGCTCCATCTGCTGGATCTGCGGGGGAAGCAGGGTTTTCAACCGCTCCGCGATCTGCTCGCTGTAGGGCAGGTCGGACGCTTTCATGATGAGATCGCCGGCAACCTGAAAGAGTTGCGGGTTCTGCTGTCCCAGTTCCGCATACACCTGCGCTGCTTCCATGCGCTGTGTGGCATAAGACGGGCCGGTCGTAACAGTTACGTCAAACTTCCCGCGAGACAGATCATTTATGACCTCTCCGGTCATCGGGTCCACGACGTTGACCTTCGTGTATTTGTCCGAGCCGTCTGCCCCGAGAATGCGGATGCTTCGCTGCGAGTCATAGACCTTTGGGATCAGGTCAATCAGGATTTCCCACGTCCGGCGCACGCCCTTCGCCATGTTGTCGGAGTAGTTGAAGGTCGCAATCTCGCCCTGCTGCTGGCGAGAGCGGATCGCGATGCCGCTCGTCTCGTTGCTGCGGTTACCGAGCGAGGCATCGTAGATGCCGGTCACGGCCTTGATTTCCTCGGAGGCCAGTTCCGACTCGCGCATCAGCGCGGCGGGGACATCTGCGCCCGGCATGCGCACCGGAGGCCCCGGAGACTGCATGTCCGGGTTAAAGAGCATGTAGGGGAATAGCTTCTGGTGCGCTTCCGCCCATTCCAGCTCGTGCCCGAGCGCTTGAGTCGGCGTCGCCCAGTATTTCGCCTGCGGGGCCGCTGCGATGGTCTCTGAGATCGCCGTTCGCGCGACGTTGTAGCTGCGCTGCGCATCCTTGGCGAAGCGCGTCAGGCCGAACCAGTGATGTTCTCCGTTGATGATGACGTATTCGCCATAGACCTGCACGAAGGGGAACATGCTCCCCGGCCAGTCGTTCGGGCCTTCGAGGATCGCCTCGCCCGAGACGATGATCTGTTTGATGCGATGACAGACGGCTTCGCGCGTCTTGACGATCTGTAAACCCGCAGCTTCGAGACCCTGCGGGGTGACCGTCGCGCCCTCGACCGTCGCCCCATTGCTCAGGAGCAGGATGGTCTTGTTGTATGGCTCTTTCCACCAGTACTCGGCGATGCGGACGCGATCTTCCTCGTCCCATTCCGTATCGTTATCGAATTCGCTCGCCTCAAAGTCGATGACTTCAGCCTTTGGATAGCGCGCCTCATAAGTCTTGCGCGAGATCTTCTCAGTCAGAATCCAGTCCTGCGCGTCGCGCTTGAGGAAGTCCTGCGCGGCGGGGTCTGCGTACAGGCAAAACGGATTCCTGATCGGCTCAATGACGATATCCTGGTCGAATGCCGATTCATCTGCGTAGCGTGTCGCGATTCTCCATGCGCCCATGCCGGCACCGACCTGGAACTCCGCCGCAGCGTCGATGACCGTATCTCCGTCCGAGACGGTCCAGATGTTGCGCGTGAGTCCTTCTAAGATCTCCGCCGTTGATTTGTCGTTGTCCTCGACCGCACGTACCTTGCCCTGCGGGCGGTTGGCGCGGATGTCGTTGATGATGCGTTTGACGGTAACGCGGATCTTGTTGAACTCGTAACAAGCCCGGTCTCCGCGCATCTTTCGCACGATCGGGTCCCACTGCTCTCCGGGGATGTTGAGGAAGCGCAGGTCGTCGATCGCGTCCGATCGGTTCTTGCGATCGAAGTCCTGCATCACCTTGTAGCGCGAGCGGACCCGCTCCAGCAGCTTCTTGTTGTCAGCTTTGCCTTTAGCCATACCGTCTGAAGCCTTTGTACGGGTCCTTGATGAGAATGTTCTCGTTCGACATCTGATCGGCGACGATCGCCATGTAGCGGAAACCGTCTGCACCGTGCGATTCGTCGTCGTGCATCGGCGTGGACGCCTGACCGTCTGCGTTGACGCGGCGGCGATAGCGTCCGAGTCGATTCACCAGCTCGCTCGCATTCGTCTTGTCGATCACGAGTCTCGGGAACACTTCGCGCGCCTTGCGGATGCCCTGCTCTATGCCGATGTTCCCGACAATGCTCACGGTCCAACCGAGTTGCCGGAACTGTTCTTCCGCGCTCGACCCGGTGACGTGTTTGGCGCGGCCATCATGCGGCAGGTAAATCGTGCCGTAGTTGAGTTTCAGGTCTCTCAGTTCCTGGCTATAGCTCGGTATGAATCTCATCCGATCTTCGATGTAACGAATGATGCGGATTTCCGACCCCAGTCGCTGCACCAGGATCAGCGACATGAATTCGTTGAAGCCCAAGTCCACGACGACGTGGACCTTGAGCATCGGGTCATACGGGACGTTGCAGAGTCTCTGCGACGAGCGCAGTTCGCTCACTTCCTTGAAGTAGATGGCGCCCTCTACGGCTGGCCGGCAATGTCCTTCGTAGATGTGCGCGAAGTCATCTGGCGCTTCGCGCTGCATGCGTTCGCGTTCGGCGTCAAGGACCCTGGACTTCCACGGGTTGTCCGTGTAGTTGATCTTGACGACCTTAGAATCTGGCGGCGGATGAACGACAAACCTTTGATAGGTATCGTCGGTATCCATGTTCGGGTTGAACGAGACCCATATCTCCGAGGACTCTCCGCGAATCGTCGGGATGAGGATGTCCCACGATCGCTTAGAGACCGCGTGCGCTTCCTCGACCCACGCTATATCGAGACCTTCGAACGACTTGATCGACTCCCGCGTTTCGTTAGAGAGGCCATGAAAAACGATTTTCGTGCCATTCTTTCCAGTGATATCCGCCTTCGTCGGCTCATAGAACCAGCCGAGCTTCATCTGCTCGATCTGATCGCACATCAACTGGTAGACCGATGCCTGGATCGACTTCTGCACTTCTCGGAAGCAGCCGATGCGCAGCGGTTTCTCGACTCCCAAGCCGAGCAGCACTCTCGCGAAGGTCCAGGACTTCCCGCCGTCTCGTCCGCCGTAAGCGACCTTGTAGCGATGCGGTTCGAGAAGGAAGGAGAGCTTCTCCGGCAGGCCCCACTCAGCTTCCAGAACTGGGCTTGACAAGCGTAAACTTACCGATCATGGTGAATGGGTTTTCTTCATCGCCGCTCAGTTGAACGTGATCTTTCACCTTTCCGTAGTAACGATCGAGGAAGTCACGCCGCGCTTCGCGATCGCCTTCCATGGCCTGCTCAACGAGTTTGACGAGAATTCTCTCGATCGCCCAGCCGACTTCCTTCCGTTCACGCAACTCTACTTTTCGCAGCGCGGATTCGAGTGCGCGCACGACAGCGGCACCTTTTGCCCGGTTCGATGCGTTCTGATTTCCAATGGGTGCGCCCATCACGATACTCCGTAAAGATTTCTGACTACCCACCGAACTTTCCCGACGAACTGATCGTCGGTGCCATAATTGCACTCGACGGTCAGTTCCTTCGTTTCGTTACGGTTTCGACTGTTGATGATCCGGTTCTGCGTCGGCGTGATGACGATATTGAGTTCTGTCCCCGGAGCGCCCTCGCTCCAACCGAGCAGTTCCGTTTGATTGTCGATGCAATCGACGCGATAACGGACAGTCGATGGTGTCGCCGGGACATGATCGCCGTCGTAGAACGAGATCTCTATCGGCAGGCGCGACTTTTCGTTGACGCGCTTGAAACTCATTACGCCGCCGCAACAGTGATCGCAGCCGTCAACTGCCAGGACTGGGCGCCGGTTTTGGTGCCGAGTGATTCCACCTTGCGGCTGAACATCGTGCCCGACGCGGCGGCGTTGAACACCGCCCATTCCTGCCAGGCGAAGTTCGCATCTGCCGTACCGAACGTGCTGCGAAACGTTATAACGTTTGAACTGCGCTGCGGATAGGTCGAGTCCATCGCCTTGCGCAGTTTGTTCGTTGAGGCCTGAAGATCGGTATGCGCGGCGCTGAATGCCGTTGAACTATCTCCGACACCGAGATAGCTGTTCGCGTTGTTCAGGAACGTCGCGCTGTCGTTCATCAGTGCCTGCGCAGCCAGCACCGCGCCAGTATTCGTAATAGCCATAGTTACTCCAATACAATCGTTTCAACCGGAACTGAGTCCGGGCCAATATCTCCATCAAATTTCCGCAGTGTCACCTGCTCGGTGATTTTCAACTTGATCGGTTCGCCGTTTTTGATGTCATCCGGGCCTTTCCCTCCTGCCCGAACGAAATCCCACCATAATTCTTCTGACACGTAATCTCTGGAGCCGCCTTCGTGATCGACAAAATATCCGTGTTCGTTTTTCCCAAAGTAGACAATCTTCGTCATAGCCCAACCCTAAAACTCATATGATCGGGTCTCATTTTGAAATGCATATCCGAGATAATCAGAGAACCAGTTTTAACGATCCCAGCCGTCTCGGTGATTGAGATTGATACAGTGTCGATAACGTCTTTGGGCTGCAGGTTCGTGAATGCCGTCACGCTGGCAAAATCCGCCACAGAGATATTTGTCGTATCCGTGACGTTCTTGCTGTCAAAATTCACCGCGACCGATCCGGTATCCGTCAGCGAGATCGACGCTGTATCCGAAACAGAGAACGGGATCGAGACGACCACCGACTCGGAGAGCGAAAGTGACGCGCTATCCGTGACGTTGATCGAGAACGCCCCGGCAATCGAAATGCTCGCGCTCTCCAGCAGAGAGAGGTTGGAAAAGTCCGTTCTCGAAACCGAAACAACCGTACCTACCGATTCGGAAACCGAGATATATGTGTAATCCGAGACGTGAACTTCCTGAGAATCGACCGGCGATTCCGTCGCCGTCAGGTAAGCGGTATCTGAAACCGAGATCCCGAGCAGGGATGCCGTTGCGCTTTGGAGCAGTAACAGCATTGTCAGATATACAGGGTCGTGACGATGATCTCGTTTGCCGCGACCGATCCGGTATCCGCATCCGCAGCGCCCGTCGTGATGCCGAGACCAATCCCTGCGGAAAACGGGATGCCCTGTGTATAAGGGAATGCCACACCGCCCCCGGACGGAAGCGGGATCGTAATCACTGGCGTATCCGTTCCGACGGTCGGTGCGGTCGCTTTATCGTAGTATTTAAGATATCGAACGCTGGCGTTGGTGTTCACAGCGATGATGCCGTGGATCTTACCGGCGCTACCCTTGATGTTTGTGCTATTGGTCGTCGCGGCGGAAATGACCCGATTGATCGGCGTCCCGCCTGAAATCGTGGGGATGACCTGAATCGGGAACGGATTGGACGTGCTGGCATCAACTGCATTTCCATCCGTTCCCCAGGCCGGTTTGACACGCTGATAATGATTCCCGCCGATATCATCGGTTGCGACGTTCGTTCCGGCGCCTGCTGTAATTGCTACGTTGTCAGCCATGTCATCCGACTCCTAAAAGCATTCCCTTAAATGGTGGCGGGGGACTTCCGCCGCCGCCAGTCGGCTCAAAAGTCAATCCGACGAGTACGTATCCGGTATCTCCGCCCGTCGCAGTTCCGCCGATGGTTTTCGACCCGGAGGCGCCCACATCATCGTCTCGCAGGCCGAACGTATAGAGCGTTCCGCTAGAAGGCGTCTTGGTCAGGCCCGCATCGGCCGTGAGATCTCTTGCGTCGGCCATATATAGCGCAGAGATCACACCCTGACCGGAACTGTCGGCGGTATAAGAAACGCTGAACACGTTGGTCGGGTACGTTGCCGTTCCCTGCCCGCCGATGTCGCTATTGGTTGCGGCCACATCTCCATCGACGGCGAATACGATCCCGGCAAAGTCTGTATCCGAAGCCATGTCGATGCTGATCGACGTGGGTGCGTTCGTCAGCCGTCCCGTGACGTAGACCTTGGCGGTCGAACTTTGCTCCGTCCATGCCTGCGAGGCTTCGAGCGTATAGGTATTGCCCTGGTTATCCGTGATCGAAGTGATCGCGACGGAATTGGCATGCTTGATGATGATGCCTTGCCGATAGCTATTCGGCGTCGCCGTGATCGAAAGCGAATACGGACTCGCCCCGCCGCCATAGACATCGTAGTCGGCGACGTTCGAGAACGCAGTAGCCATTATCTCGCCGGAGCTTCAGTCACCGGAACCGTATCATTCCAGTAGTAGGGGCCTTTCCAGTTTGCCGGAGTGGCGATGCCGCCCGGCCAGTTCTGATAGCCGGCTGCGCGATTGGCGGTGACGTTGAAGTCTCCGCGTCCGGTCATACGCCGGCCGTCCTGGATCTCATCCTGCGCGTAGTTCGTGCCGTAGCGGAAGTTGTTGCGCTCGGACATTTCGTCCTCGTGCCCTTCGACTTCCGTCTGGTTTTGCGCGGTGAACTGGAACAGCCAGTTGATGTTGGCGCTGGAACTGCCGAGTTCATTCGCGCGCACGACGTTGTAGCGCGACGCCTGATCGTTACCGCCGACGAGTGTCGGGTAGACAGAGAGACCCATCGCGTTGATCTTGAGCGCAGCTCTAGCCTGATCGTTCGGCCCGATGACGCCGCTGTGCGAGTTGTACTGCACCACCGTCTTGTAGGCCGTCCACAAGCGCATATTGTGTTGAGGCGTGCGCGTGATCGTGTTGCCCATGAACGCGCTGTAGCCGACGTTGCCCGACATGCCCATCGGATTTTCGTTGACGGTCGTGTTGAAGTTCCGATCGACGTTGCACTCGACCACGAACACGTGCTCAGGGTTTTCCCACTGCGACTGGATTCCGGAGCGGCCGAGGTTGTAGTCGAATCCTGCCGCGATCTCGATCTCGCCTCCGCGTGTGACATCGAGACGCAGCAGCAGCAGCGCCTTGGTCGAGGTCTGGTTCACGACATCCTGAGCGTCGAGGTCCATGACGACGTTGCGCTGCGGCCAGTTGGCCACTGGCGGGTCATCGGGGCAGAAGATGTAGACGCGCCCGACGAGCGGTTTTGCCCCGCTACCGAAGGCGCCGATCTGCACATCGCGAGCGCCGCGACCGGAGACGCTGAGAGAGAGTTGGCCTAAACTCGTGAAGTCCTGCCCTCGGTGCAGCAGATAGCGTCTGCCATCGACGAAGGTGGGCCAGGCGGTGACGTTCGCGAGCTGCTGCGCGCCGGCCGGTGCGCCGGTGAAGTCGGAATTGCGCGAGAGCACGATGGTGTTGGTGCCCGCGTACACCGTGTTGGGGTCTGTCACCGTGATAGTCACGGCGGCGTCGCTGACGTTTCCGGTAGCATCCCGAGCGCGCACGCGCACGTCGTAGGTGCCCGGCGTCTCGAACACATGGGCGCCGATGGGTGCTCCACGATCGACGTTCTTCGGGCTGTTGGCGTTCTGCCCGGTCGGAAGCGCCCAGTTACCGGAGCCTGCGTCGTTGTAGTCGAAGTAGTAGCCGACCTGCCGGAAGGTATCGACGGCGGAGTTGGTATGCGTCGTGCCGGTCGAGTCGAAGTGCACGGCGAGCGGAGCGGGGCCGGACGTGCGCGAGGCGACGATGCGGGCCGTGACGGACGCGGGACCTCCGGCGAGGGTTGTGGCGCTGGCGGCGGCGGACTGCGGGCCGGTTCCAGCGGCGTTGGTCGCGGCGACGGTATAGCTGTAGGCCGTTGAGGCCGAGAGGCCGATGTCGCTGTAGGTCGTTCCGCCGGTATAGGTCGCCTGGATGATCGTTCCGCCGCGTCGGATGACGTAGGAGGTCACGCCCTGACCCGTGACGGCGGTCCAGGAAAGGTTGATCTGGCTGGAACTGGCGGCGGTCGCGGTGAGGCCGGTGACCTGAGTCGGCAGACTCGGTGGCGCGGCCTGAGTGGTTGCCGAAGCACTCGAACTCTGCGCACTGACGTTACCGATCGCATCAATGGCATCTACGGAGTAGGTATAACTCGTGCTCGCGGCAAGACCAGTGTCGTTGTAGGTCGTGGTCGCAGCGGTGGCGATGAGCGAGGCGCCGCGATAGATGCGGTAGCCGGTAACGGCGACGTTATCAATGCTCGCGGTCCACGAGAGGTTGATCTGCGAGGAACTGACGGCGGTAGCGGTCAGGTTCTGCGGGACGGAGGGCGCCGTAGCGTCTCCGGTGAAGGTTCGCGACAGTATGCTCACAAGCACCTCGGCCTTGGAAATGTGACGTTCCCCTTCCCACCGTTGGGCGGGAGGGGGTGAACAGATGACCTGATTCGGCAGGACGTTGTTCGAGCAGACATTGATGCGCGCGGTATCGGGTAACGAACCAAATTCTCTCCATACACTTGTCGCATCGGTCCAGCCGCAACTGGTGAGTGCGGCATCCGAGCAGGTCCACACCAAGTCGTTCGCCTGCGGATCACGATAGGTG